AACCCTGCTTTATGGCGTGTTGGAGAAGGAGCACCAGACTTTATGCCTTCTCAATGGACGCATTCAGCAGAACAACATGAGAGTTATATGGATCCGAACATAACATTTAATAATTTATATGCTTCAGAGGAAGATTAAATGACAACATCAAGTAGTACAAACTTTGAGCCAGATGTAACTGAGTTTATAGAAGAAGCATTTGAAAGATGTGGATTAGAACTTCGTACTGGTTATGATCTAAAAACAGCAAAAAGATCTATTAATCTTATGTTAGCTGAATGGGCTAACCGTGGTCTTAATCAATGGACTATAGAACAGACAACTCAAACAGTTACTAAAGGCACTAACCAATATACTTTAAACTCTAATGTTATTGATATATTAGATTGCTCCATTAGAAGAGATACTGATGGAACTAACCTTGATTTACAAATGTCTAAGATCAGCAGAAGTGAATATCTAAATATTCCAACCAAGTCTACTGAAGCTAGACCTACTCAGTTCTTTCTTGATAAACAAGTAAGTCCTGTTTTAAATATATGGCCTACGCCAGAGAATAGTACAGATGTATTAGTCTTTAATAAACTAGTGAGAATGGATGATGCCGACACCGCCACAAATACAATGGATATGCCTTTTAGGTTTTTTCCTTGCTTCGCTGCTGGTCTTGCTTATTACATAGCTATTAAGAAAGCACCAGAAAGAGTTGTTATGTTAAAGCAAATGTATGAAGATGAATTTGAAAGAGCTCTATCTCAAGACGAAGATAGTGCTTCATTTAGAATTGCACCATACTTAAGACACGGATACTAAAATGGCTTACGCAGCTGGTAAATTTGCAAGAGCTCTTTGCGATAGATGTGGATTTGAATACAAGCTGTCACAACTAAGAGAAGAATGGAACGGTTTAAAAACATGTAGAGATTGTTTTGAACCTAAACATCCACAGCTTGAGCCATTACCACACGTATCAGATGCAGAAGCTTTATATAAACCTAGACCTAATAATGATGTAGAATTAGGAGATGGAGCTGTTTACACAAATGATGGTAATTCTAATTCTTCAATGACATCTGATCCTATAGGATCTAAGATATTAGGATATGAAATGACAGGTTCTCTTGGCGAGGTTACAATAACAGTATGACATTATCAGAGTTAAAAACATTAATTAAAAATTACGTACAAAACGAAGAGACTACTTTTGTAGCTACTCTTGACGATATGATCAAGAATACAGAAGAAAGATTATTTGAATTAATACAGTTTGATTTTTTTAGAAAAAATGTAACAGGTACTTTAACAACTGGAAATACATATTTAACAGCACCCACAGATTTTAATTTAAGTTTTTCACTAGCTGTTATAGACGCTAGTGGTGATTATCATTACTTAGAAAAAAAACATGCAAGCTTTATGAGAGAATATACTCCTGATCCTACAGACACATCATTAAGAGGATTGCCAAAATATTATGGAGATTTTGATAAAGAACTATCTACTGCTTCAAATAATGGATCTACATTAATTGTAGCACCAATACCAGATGCAGATTATTCAGTAGAGTTACATTACTTATACAAACCTAATAGTCTAGTGACTGATACAACAGGAACATGGTTATCACAAAATGCTAGAAACGCATTGTTATATGGATGTTTATATGAAGCATATACTTTTATGAAAGGCGATACTGATCTTTTAGCTTTATATGAAAATAGATTTCAACAAGAAACTGCAAGACTAAAAAACAAAGCGGAGGCTAGAGGAAGAAAAGACGAATATCGTTACGATTCTATTAGAAACGCCACCACTTAAGGAGAGAGAAGATGGAGAGAGTAGAAAATCTAAAAGGTAAAACTATAGCTATTGTCGGTCTTGGCAAGAGTTGGTTTGATTACTGTGTAGCAAAATCACATGGAGTTCACTTTGACGAAGTATGGGTGATAAACGCTGTTGCTTCTGTTATATACCATGATCGAGTATTTATGATGGATCCTGCAAGTAGATTCTTTGATACTGACAATGCAGGCAATCAAACACATGGAATGCTAGAGGTTTTAAAAAATCATAAAGGGCCTATATATACGTGCGAGTTAGATGATCGTGCACCAGGATTAGTAGAATACCCAATACACGAAGTTTTAAAGGATACTGATTGTTATTACTTAAACAACACAGTTGCATACGCAGTAGCTTTTGCTTTGTGGAATAAGGTAGGAACTATAAAAATGTTTGGCATTGATTTTACTTACAAAGGTAACTTACATTTTGCAGAATCTGGTAGAGCTTCTGTAGAGTTTTGGTTAGGCAAATGTATGAATGCTGGCATTCAAGTTGAAGTAGCATCTTCTAGTGGTTTATTAGATACTTGTGTTCCTCTTGATGAAAAGCTATATGGGTATCATAGATTAAAAGATCCTTTAGTTGTTTCAGTAGATCAAAATGGTTCTCTTTGTGCTACTAAAAAAAGCAATACAAATACAAATAAAGATGAACCTAAATATAAATTAGCAGATAGATATGACTCACATTTACAAGAACCAAAAGAATGGTAGTTAAAATTACACCCGATGGATTGCCACAATTAGGTATGGTAGAAATTGCTACAACCCAGTATGGTGGTCATCCACCAGAGTTCTGGGCAGAAAGGCTTGTTGAAAAAATAGTAAGTAACAGTGAAAGTCAAGATCCATATATACAAGAACAAGCTAGAGCCTATAGAGACATGATTTACAAGGTTTGTTTGATTTATATAAAAAATGCTTTAAAATCTTATAAAGCCACTTTGATACAAGATTTATCTAGTCAAGGTAGCGAAGATATAGCAAAAATAATTAAAGGTATTTAATATGGCAATAACATCAACATTGACAACCAGCTTTAAAAAGGAACTTTTAGAAGCTAAACATAATTTTTTAGCATCAGGAGGCAACTCTTTTAAACTAGCTCTATACACAAGTTCAGCTACTTTAGGTGCAGCAACAACTGCTTTTACTACAACTGGTCAAGCTACTGGAACTAACTATACATCTGGTGGAGCCGCATTAACTAATATAAATCCTACATCTAGTGGAACTACAGGCTTTACTGATTTTGCTGACTTAACTTTTGGTACTGCTACGATTACTGCAAGAGGTTGCATGATCTATAACGACACAAACGCTGACAGATCAGTAGCAACTATTGACTTTGGTGGAGATAAAACTTCTACCGCAGGTGATTTCACTATAGTTTTTCCAGCAGCAGCAGCAAGTACAGCTATTATAAGAATAGCTTAAGGTTAGCCGAGAATGGCTAATATAACTGGTTGGGGTAGAGGAGCTTGGGGTTCCAATACCTGGGGTGAACCCAATCCAGTTACCCTCACAGGAATAGCAGCAACAAGTGCTGTTGGTTCTTTAACTATTGTAGCGAAAGCTAATATAATTCCAGCAAGTCAAGTAGGTACTACAGCAGTAGGAACTCCTACTCTCGATTGTGAAGCCAATGTAAGTGCAACAGGTCAATCTGCAACTTCTGCACTAGGCACTCCTACAACCATAGCAAAAGCTAATATAAACGTAACTGGTCAATCTGGTACGAGTGCTGTAGGATCAATATCTATTGTTGCAAAAGCCAATATAGTTCCTAGCTCTCAAGTTGGGACAACTGCTATAGGAGGAGTTGGTGTTAATGGAGACGCAGTTGCAAATGCACCAGGGGCAGTTGGATCTGTTGGCGGGGTTGGTGTTGATGTTGATGGAGAAGCAAATGTAATAATATCGGGAGTCGTTGGAACATCTGCTGTTGGATCTGTAACCGTACACCATAACGAACAGTTTAATATTGATGGTGTATCTAGCACAGGATCAGTTGGATCAATAATAATTATAGCTAAAGCAAATGTTGTTCCTATAGGCGTTGAGGCCATTGGATCAGTAGGAAGCGTATTAGTGTGGGGACTAATAGATGATACACAAACTAAAAATTATGCTAATATAAATACTGACCAAAGTTCATCCTTTGCTAAAAATAATGAAACACAAACTCCTAGTTGGGAAGAAGTAGCTTAATAAGAGGAATATAAAATGGCATCAACATACGTAAATGATTTAAGACTTGAGGAAATTGGTACTGGTGATCAGTCAGGAACATGGGGAGCCACAACCAACACTAATTTAGAATTAATCGCAGAAGCATTTAGTTTTGGCACTGAGGCTATAACAACTAACGCTGATACACACACTACAACTATAGCTGACGGAGCAACTGATCCAGGAAGATCAATGTACCTTAAATATACAGGTACTCTTGATTCAGCTTGTACTATTACTATTGGCCCTAACACCATAAGCAAAATGTGGTTTATAGAAAACGGTACTTCTGGATCTCAGAATATTATTATCTCCCAAGGTAGTGGAGCTAATATTACTATTCCACCAGGGGATGTAAAAGTAGTTTATTCAGACGGAGCAGGAAGCGGAGCAGCAGTCGTTGATGCTTTTGCTAGTCTTAATGTTGGTGCTTTAACAGCAACCTCACTAGACATTTCAGGCGATATAGACGTAGATGGTACTACTAACCTAGATGTAGTAGATATAGATGGTGCTGTAGATATGGCTTCTACACTACAAGTTGACGGAGCTATTACAGGTTCAAGCACAATCAATGGCGTAGGTATTATTTCTAATATCACTAACTTCTCTAATGGTATTCTTATCAGTAATGATGCAGGTACAGGCACTTTATCTACAGCATCTAATAATACGGGATTAGGTTTTGAAGCATTTGATGATTTAACAAGCGGTGATGATAATACTGCTATAGGTTTTAAAGCACTTACAGTTTTAACTACAGGTTCAAATAATACAGGTATAGGTGCGAGAGCATTACTTAGCAACACTACAGGTGGTGCTAATACTGCTATAGGTGAAAATGCTTTATATCAAAACACTACAGCTAACTTTAATACAGCAGTCGGTTATCAATCACTTGATGCAAACACCGAAGGTACTGTAAATACGGGAATTGGTGCAGACGCATTAACAGGAAACACTACTGGTGATGCAAATACAGCAATTGGTGCAAGTGCATTATCAGCTAATACAACAGCAGACAATAATACAGCAGTTGGTAGAAGTGCTTTAGAAGCAAACACTACAGGTGCAAATAATGTAGCAGTTGGTTATGCTGCTTTAGATGCTAATACAACAGCAAACAATAATTCTGCCCTTGGTTATAGTGCTTTGGGTTCTAATACTACAGGTGCGAATAACGTATCTATAGGTCAAGGCTCATCTGGTGCAAATACTACAGGTGGTAATAACACAGCAATAGGTACTGAAGCATTAAACAATAATACAACCGCAAGTAATAATACGGCTGTTGGTTTTGAATCATTAAAAGAAAATACCACCGCTTCTAGCAACACAGCAGTAGGTTATCAAGCATTGAAATTGAATACTACAGGTGACCAAGTTACAGCAGTAGGTGCTTTTGCCTTAGATGCTAATACAACTGGTACTAGAAATACAGCACTTGGTGTTGAAGCATTAACAGACTGTACTACAGGGGATAACAACACAGCTTTAGGGCATACATCAGCAGCAAATTTAACAACTGGTTCAGCTAATGTTTCAGTTGGATATAATAGTTTTACTGCAGCAACTACAGCAGCTAGAAGTGTCATTATTGGAGTAGA